CGAATACCTAGTAACACAGGTGGTAGTCAAACAGTGGTCGATGCAGGCTACAACCCATTAAGTATCAATGAAGATTATTTCTTTCCGCAGACTGCAGAAGGTCGAGGCAGTAAAGTTGAAATTCTTCCAGGTGGTACAAACTTAGGAGAGATCGATGATCTTAAATACTTTACGAACAAACTTTTTAGGGCTCTTAGGATTCCTAGCAGTTACTTACCTACTGGCGCAGATGACGGCGGCTCAAATTTCAACGATGGACGAGTCGGAACTGCTTACATTCAAGAATTAAGATTTAACAAATACTGCGAACGCCTGCAGAGCCTGATGCATGAGCAGTTTGATACAGAATTTAAACTGTATCTGCATAACAAAGGTATTAACATTGACAGTAATATCTTTGATGTTAAATTTAATCCACCACAAAACTTTGCCAGCTATCGTCAAGCAGAAATGGACACTGCTCGTGTCAACACATTTAATGTGATGATGGCTATTCCTTTCGTGTCTAACCGTTTTGCCATGAAACGATTCTTGGGATTAACTGCTGAAGAAATCGCGGAAAACGAAAAAATGTGGAAAGAAGAAAATATTGATGAAGATATTAAATTATCAGCCAATGCTGAATTACGTTCAGCGGGCATTACCGCAGGTGGCATAGCAGGCGATCTAGGCGGTATGACGGACAATACTGCCGCACCGGAAGACATGCCTGATGATATGCCCGGAGCATAAGGTGCACCGGGCGGTGAAGCTCCGCCCCCTCCACCTGCCCAATAATGAATAAATAATTCATCATGCTACTAAAAGAATTTATCTATTTTGATCGAAACCATGCAGACCCTCAAGAAGACATGAGGTATCTGAGTCAGAATGACACCAGTGTTTTGAAACAAAAAGATTTGCGTAAAATGCGTTTGACCTTTCGCATGTTAAATGACATACGAAAAGCTAGTGAAGCGCATGATAAAGAGAAAAAAGAAGAATTAGGCCTTGTTAGAAAGATGTATGCGGCTCCGCCAGCTGAAGCAGTTCCGCAGTAATTAATTGAAAAAGATAAACACCAATAAAACTTTTTTTAATTAAAAATAAATATTTTTAACAAAATTAGGCCAAACAGAGGCAAAACTCTGTTATCAAAAGTCAAAAACGGCTCGTTTTTGGCCTGTTTCCCATACCGATTCTGGATCAAGTGTAAATATACTTGACAGCCTTGCCGCGCAACCACATAGGAGAATTACGCAATGTCTACAAAATTTGAACAATTATTAGACTATCTAGTTAACGAAGAAATGGATAAAGCCAATGAGCTATTCCATGAGATCGTTGTAGAAAAGTCAAGAACCATTTATGAAAACCTAATCGCTGAAGAAGACGACGAAGTTGAAGAATCAACAGACGACGACACCGACATGGAAGAAGCTAAAGAAGATGACATGGATGAATCTGCTGAAGAAGTCGATGAGTCTGAAGAACTTGAAGATTCCTACATGATGGATGCCGAAGACGACGGATTCGGCGGAGAAGAAGGTGACGCCACTGACGACCTAGGCGCTGATATCGAAGTCGATGGCGACGATATGGGCGGAGAAGAGCCAGAAGGTGAAGAAGACCAAGCAATTTTTGACATCAAGAATGCTATTGCAGATCTAGAAGCCGCTTTTGCCGAGCTAGAACAAGCACATGGATCCGAAGAAGGTGACATGGGCATGGACAGCGAGTTTGGTGACGAAGAAGACGGTGAAGAAATGGGTGACGAAGACGAAATGGAAATGATCGGCCACACAATGGAAGGTCGCCGTGTTACCCGTGAATACGTTGAAAAAGTTGGTAACGATTGGGACAAGAACAGCCAAAAGACACAAGGTCAATACGCTGGTGCCGGCACTGGCGAAAAGATGAGTGCTCCAGTTGAGGGTAAGCCTCCAGTTAGTTCTGGCAAAGGTAAGCCAGTAACAGGTGCAGGCGCAGGCGGCATTAATCAAAGTGCTACAGGCGAAGGCGCAATGGACGGTACAAGCCCTAACGGAAAAACAGGTGGACTAGTTAAGAACCCACAAGATATGAAAACAGGCAACGGTAATGTTCCTGGCGGCAAGATGGGTGTAAAGAACCTATCTAAAGTTGCTGGCGGACACGGTGCTGAGAAGAAGGGTTCAGGTCCAGGCCCAGTAGGTTCTGGTTCAGGTGACAAAGCTGGTCAAACCAGTGTTGCTCCTATCAAGCCTTTCTTGAAAAAACTATAATTAGAGAAACAGGATGCAACTAAGCTACCTACGCGAACACCTAAGTTTTGATCAGGCTGGAGTAGTACTCGAGTCTGATGACAAGGATGGCAAAACACTTCATTTGAAGGGCATTGCTATTCAAGGTGGTATTCGCAATGCAAATCAACGAGTTTACCCAGTAGATGAAATTGAACGTGCTGTGAAAACACTTAATGATCAGATTCAAAATGGTTATTCAGTGTTAGGTGAAGTTGATCATCCTGATGATTTAAAAGTGAATTTGGATCGTGTATCCCATATGATCACTCAAATGTGGATGGAAGGTCCTAATGGTTATGGAAAGATGAAAATCCTTCCTACGCCTATGGGTAACTTAGTTCGTACTATGCTTGAAAGCGGAGTAAAACTTGGTGTTAGTTCTCGTGGTAGCGGCAATGTTAACGACATGAACGGCCATGTATCTGATTTTGAAATTATTACGGTAGATGTGGTTGCCCAGCCCAGCGCACCCGGAGCGTATCCTACCCCTGTTTACGAGCACCTAATGAATGCTCGCGGCGGGAATAGAGCATTCCGTGTTGCACAAGAAGTTAAAGAAGATCCAAAGGCCCAGAAATATTTGAAGGAATCACTTCTTCAAATTATTAAAGGTCTAAAATAAGCCCGAGGAGAAAAAAATGTTGGACGCATTCAAACAATTAGTAGAGTCAGGTGTAATGACAGAAGAAACAAAATCTGTTATTGAATCTGCATTCGCTGAAAAAATTCAAGAGAATCGCGACCAAGTCACCGCTGAACTTCGTGAAGAGTTTGCACAAAAATACAGTCATGATAAGACTGTTATGGTTGAAGCAATCGACAAGATGTTAAGCGAAAGATTGGCCGTAGAAATGGCCGAATTGCATGAAGACAAACAATCACTAGCAGAAGCTAAAAAGGCATACAAAGAAAAGATGTCTAAAGATGGCAAGAAGCTAGAAGGGTTTGTAATCAAGCAACTTGGTAAAGAACTAGTAGAGTTCCAAAACGATCGTAAGAAAGTTAGTGAGAACTTTGCTAAACTAGAGCAGTTTGTAGTACACGCTCTAGCAAAAGAAATCAACGAGTTTGCTGTTGACAAGCGTGACCTAGCTGAAACTAAAGTTAAGTTAGTCCGTGAAGCTAAGAGCAAGTTCGAAGATATTAAACAAAACTTCATTAAGCGTAGTGCTAAGGTTGTTGAAAACGCAGTTACTAAAAAGTTAACATCTGAAATCAAGCAATTGAAAGAAGATATTGACAGTGCTCGTAGCAACGATTTTGGTCGCAAAATTTATGAAGCTTTTGCTCAGGAATATGCAGGGTCTTATCTAAATGAAAAATCTGAAACAAGCAAATTGTTAAAGATCATTCAAAAGAAAGATTATGAGTTATCTGAGACAAAGAAAGCATTAACAGAAAAAGCAACTATCGTTGAATCTAAAGACCGCGAAATTCGTGTTACTAAAGATTTGATGGAGCGTAAAAATGTTATGGCTGAATTATTGGCACCCCTAAGTGCTGATAAGAGAGATCTAATGCATCAACTACTTGAGTCTGTACAGACTAAAAAGTTAGCAGATGCATTTGACAAGTACCTACCCACAGTAATGGAAGGCGAGAAGAAAGTTGTTGCTACTAAAAAAGCAATGCTTTCTGAGAGCAGTGCAGTAACTGGGAATCGTGAAAGCAAGCCTGAGGTAGGCTTAGACAATATATTAGACATCCGCAAATTAGCGGGTCTAAAATAATTTATTCAAGGAGACAATAAATGTCACAACTATTAAATGAAAGATGGTCAGAGACCAAAGAAGCTCTGCTTGAAGGCCTATCTGGTAACCGTCGTGCTTCAATGGGCGTATGCCTAGAAAATACACGTCGTTACTTGGGTGAGTCTGCAACAGCAGGAGCAACAAGTGCTGGTAACATTGCTACACTAAACCGTGTGATTCTTCCAGTTATCCGTCGTGTTATGCCGACAGTTATCGCTAACGAAATCATTGGTGTTCAGCCAATGACAGGACCTGTTGCACAGATCCACACTCTACGTGTTCGTTATGCAGAAGGTACATCAGAAGTTTCAGCTGGTGAAGAAGCTCTAAGCCCATTCAACATCGCTCGTTCTTACTCCGGTGACGGTACTAACCCAACAGCTACTACAACAGCTAGCCTAGAAGGTCAACCAGGCCGTAAGATGAGCATTCAAATCTTGAAGACTCCAGTCGAAGCTAAGTCTCGTAAACTAAGCGCACGTTGGACATTCGAGGCCGCTCAAGATGCACAAGCTCAACAAGGTATTGACATCGAAGCAGAAATCATGGCCGCTTTGGCACAAGAAATCACTGCTGAAATCGATCAA